TCCGTCCAGTGACGGGGCGTGCTGCTGTGGTGTGTGCACTGTTCACTCCTGCCCGGCGGGATGCCGGTGGAGTGAATTATTAGGTAGAACTTCGCCACCGTCAATAGGCGCGCCTAATTTTGGTAGCTTGTCAGCCGCTCTCCATCGAAATACAGATAGTTCCGGTTTCCGTAGACCCACTGTTCACGGGTGCCGAAGCTGTAGGTGGATTTGTTCACTCGCTCGGGTGCGCCCCACGATGCCATCGCGCCGCAGCGGTTCATGCCGATGGATATTTCGCCGGCCTGTATGTTGACCAGATGGTCGCCGCGAACCTCGAACGCCTGTGCGGCCTTCGACAAAGCATCAAACCATGGTTGTGGCGGTACACCCTTGACGCGGCGAAGTTTTCGCAACTCCTTGAGGCAAAAGTCGGTCGCGTTCAGGGCTTCTATGCGGGCCAGTTCCTTCACGTATTTGGGGTCTGGTGGCGGCGCAGGTTCTGGGGGTTTTGCTGGGGCGGCCGCAATTGCTGGTCGTGGCGTAACTGGCGTTGAATTCGACGAAGAATCGAAAACCATCTTGCCGACAAATATCACGAACAGACCGCCAAGCAAGATGGTCCATCTGCTGGTTGGCTTGGGAGTTGGAGCGCCGCACGCTGGGCAGCTCTTTGCGCTGGTGCTGACCTTGGCACCACATTCATTGCAAGTCGTCAACGCCATCAGGTTGCCCTTTCTGTGGCGCCTGCTTAGTGGCGGACCTTGGGGAAGATGTAGATGATCGCTCCCGGTCTATTTTCCGTTGCCACTTTTTCTGCCGGCGCTAAACCCTCGCAACCACTGTAGCACCTCGGACATTGAGGCTTCGTCGAGCTGCGCGACCAGGCCCCATATCTCGCGCTCCGCCGCCGTCCTGGCTGCGGTGACCCATGGCGATCGAGGGTACAGAATGGATGCGTCCTCCATCGCTCGGTGATCTGGTGCGTCTGTAGACAGCGGCCCGAGCCCGGAATTGAGCCACTCGGGGCGGCACTGCAACACGCGAGCCAAAGCCATAAGGTTGTCGTGCTTGATTGTCTTGATCTCGCCGGTCGTCCAATCGTGAGCGGTGGGCGCGCTTACGCCGACCAGAGTGGCAATCTGGGACTGTTTAAGCCCCAGCGCCTTCATTCTCTGCTGGATTCTGTCGGCAATACTCATTAGATAATCCTAATCCGCATAAATTAGGCGAGACTTGCAAAATGTCTTAGTTGGACCTAAGATGCAGGGATGGAACTCGAACCAAGCGAAATCATTGGCCTATTGGGCGGCACCGCCGAAGTGGCCCGGCGCTTTGAAATCAGCATGCCGAGCGTTTCCGAATGGAAAAAAACAGGCATCCCTGATGCGCGTCTGATCGAAATCGGCGCAGAGCTTGAGCGCCGCAGCGAAGGTCGTTTCACGCGCCGTGGTCATTGGCCGACGAAGTACGCGCTGATTTGGCCCGAGCTGTCCGGCGACACCCCCATCACCACCACCGAGCCGGCAACGTCCGACTGACGCGCCAACCACCCACCAACAGGAGTTCATTCCATGCTGATTCACGTTCAAAACAAGCACGCGCAAGTGCTCGACGGCGACGCGAGCGTCGTCATTTCCTACCACCAGTCTCTGAATCAGTTTCAGTTGTCGGCGTTCGTCGGGGGCAAGCTCCAATGCAGTTACGCACTCACCGACGCCACCGGCATCCAGTTGGCGCTGCCAGCTGTGTTGGCGAATTTGATGGCCACCAGCGTGTCGGTCGGACAGTAGCGACCGATGCAGCGCGATCAGTCGCCGCGTGCCAGCCTGTCTATGGCCTCCTGCAGCGCATCGTCCGTTTTCGCCAATGCAAACAGCCTCTCGCGGCAGAGTTTGTTGGTCGCCTCGATGGCAGTCGCCAGATGCTGCACGGCTTCGACCATCTGTGCCGTTTCCAGGCGTTTGCGCGCCATGGCGACTGACGCGTCGGACTGTTCCAGGTCCGTGAAGATGCTCATGTTGATGTTCATGGGTCGCCCCTTTGTGAGGTTGGGAGTTGTAGGGACATCCAATGTAGCAAAGCGGGCCGCCCGCCCATTCACCACCGAGCCGGCAACGGCGGGAGTCCCATGACCAATGCGACTGTGACCATTCACGCGGATGGCACGGCGGTGCTGGCCGACCTGGCGCTACTTGAAAAGGCGGCCAGCCTTTCGCTGCAGGTCCGCCAGCGCCTTCGCTTGGCGTTCGAGGACTCGGCGCAGCTGATCCGCGTCCACCGTGATGACTCCCTTGCACTTGGCGCATGCCAATGTGGGGTTCGTTTTGAGCTTGCCGAACCGCTCGCGGAACTTGTGGCCGCAGTGCGGGCAGGTCAGTTCGGTCGTCTCGTTGTCCAGGACTGATTTCATGGGTGGCCCCTTTGCAATCGTTGGAGATGGTGGAGCCGCCAATGTAGCAAAGCGGGCCGCCCGCCCCATGCAGTTGCCACCGCCCCACCGGGGAACGTCCGGTGGCGATTTTTTCCACCCACATGGCGGTGCATCCGCTGGCCGTGCGCGAATGATGTCTCCCCCAGAGCCTCGAGAGGGCTGTGCACGGTCGGGTGGTATTTTTCTTCACGGTCGCAGTGTGCGGCGTCGGTCTTGGTCTGTCACTGGCAACGCCGTGGGCGTTTTGCCGCATAGCGGAAGTCATCCATCATGAACATCACCGATTCACTCTGGCGCGCTGCGCACGCCTATCCGGGCGGCATCGAGGCGCTGGCCGTGCGCATGGGCATCAGCGCCAGCAGCCTGGCGCACAAGGTCAAGCCGAGCAACCTGGGCGCGCACTGCAGCCCGGAAGAGATGGCGCAGGTGTGCGAGATGACGGGCGACCATGGCGCTGCGCATGCTCTGGCCGATCGCCTGGGCTATGTGCTGCTGCCGATGCCGCAGCTGGCCGATGGTGTCGATGCCGGCTTCACGACCGGCCTGGCCAGCGCGGTGCAGGAGTTCGGCCAGTTCATCGCCGAGGTGTCGAGCAACCTGGCCGATGGTCGGGTGACGGACAACGAGCTGCGCCGGATCAACAAGGAAGCGGCCGAGATGATCGCAGCGGCGCAAAAGCTGGTCGTGCTGGCCGAGCGGATGAACGATCAGAACAAGCCTGCATCGGAGCGCCGAGGGCCGGGGTTGCGTGCCGCATGAGTGGCTCTAGACCGGCGCTGCGCAAATCATGACATCAGACGTGCTCGATCGCGCACCGATTGACCTGCGTCAGGCAGAGGCAATGCTGCAGTTCGTTGACGGCTGCGAGGACCGCGAGACGTGGGTGGCCGTTGGGATGGCGCTGAAGGCCGAGTTTGGCGACTCAGCCTGGCCGGCGTGGGAGCAGTGGAGCGCCCAGGCGGCCAATTTCAGTGCGCCTGCGTGTCGCTCGAGCTGGCGCGGGTTCAAGTCGCGCAGCGTGGGGGGCTACACGATTGCGACGCTGGTCAAGCTGGCAATGGATGGTGGGTACAAGTTCGATCCGTCCGAGCGGCCGGACCGTGCCGCGATGGAGCGCCGGCGTGCCGAGCGTGCCCAGCGGGCGCTGCAGGAGCAGGCCGCACGCGCCCGGCTGGCGCTGGATGCCGAGCATCGGGCGCTGGCCGACTGGCGCGGCGCAGAACGCACCGGCATCAGCGCATATGCGCAGCGCAAGCTGATCGACACGCCCGAGTCGTGCCGGTTCCTGCCCTCTGCGCAAGGGGGTGGCCTGGTGCTGCCGATGCTGCGGTACGACCTGCCGCGCGAGCACTCGCTCAAAGGGGTGCAGATCATTCGCGACGATGGCAGCAAGAAGTTCACCTTCGGCATGGAGAAGCCTGGCACGGCGTGCCGGCTCGGCCTGGCTGTGGTAGGCGAGCCGGTTTTCGTGTGCGAGGGGTATGCCACCGGCATGAGCATCCGCATGGCGCTGGATCGGCGCCACCCGGTGTTCGTGGCGTGGGACGCCTACAACCTGCCCGTGGTGGTGGAGAGCATCTACCGGATGCTGCCAACGTGCCCGATCGTGATTTGCGCCGACGATGACTGGAAAACCACAATCAAGGGCGTGGCCAACAACGTGGGGCGCATCCAGGCGCAGGTGGCGCAGGACGGCGTCATGGACGTCGGCGCCCGCCTGGTGGTGCGCTCGTTCCCTGTGTTCGCCCGCGCCACCGATCGGGGCGCCAAAGACAGCGATTTCAACGACCTGCACCGGCTCGAAGGGTTGGACCAGGTGCGCCAGCAGATGGAGCTGGCGCTCGAGGTGATGCATGACATCCAGCGCCATGGCTGACACGAACGTCTACAGCATGAATTTGCCCCCCGATATGGAAAATGAGGCGACGCCCGCCGACGGTCGCGGGGGAGGGGGCGGGCCACCCAAGCGCGAAAAGCGCAAGAAAAAGGTGGACGCGGGCAAGCTGGGCACGCTGTTTCGCAACTGGGCATTGCAGTATTGCAGCCAGATCGCCTGGGATACCGAGACGCGCCAGGCGTACAGCATCGCCGGCCTGCGCAACCAGTTCGGCAATGACGAGGTGCGAATGTGGCTACAGAGCGACAAGCGCCGCGTGGTGCGGGCCGAGCAGGTGGTGTTCGACCCAGCTGGCAACCCGCCCCCTGGCAGCATCAATCTGTTCGCTGGCCTGGAGACTGTGCCCATGCAGGGCGATTGCGAGCCGATTCTGGGGTTGCTGCGCCACCTGGTTGCCGATTTCGATCCGGTGTACGAGTGGATCCTGGACTGGATCGCGTACCCGCTGCAGCACCCCGGCGCCAAGATGCCGACCAGCATCATCATGCACGGCGACGAGGGTTCAGGCAAAAACCTGTTCTGGGAGATCGTGCGCGACATCTACGGCGAATACGGCAGCGTTGTGGGCCAGGACCAGCTCGAGGACAAGTTCAACGACTGGATCAGCCGCAAGCTGTTCATCATCGGCGACGAGGTGCTCAGCCGCCAGGAGATGCGCCACCTCAAGGGGAAGCTCAAGGCGATGATCTCGGGCAGCGAGATCAAGATCAACACCAAGATGATGCCGCTGCGCTCGGAGGCCAACCACGTCAACCTGGTGTTCTTGTCCAACGAGATCCAGCCCAATGCGCTGGATGCCTCCGACCGGCGCTACTGCGTGGTATGGACGCCGCCAAAGCACGAACCGGCCTATTACCGCGCCGTGGTGGCCTGTCGCGACAACGGAGGTCGTGAGGCGTTCATGGACTTCCTGCTCAAGCGCAATCTGTCGCAGTTCGAGCCCTACACCCCGCCCCCATTGACCGCTGCAAAGGTGGACCTGATCGATCTGGGAAGGCCAAACCCCGAGCGCTGGTGGTTGGCCTGGAGCAGCGGCGAATTGCCCGTGGGGTTCAAGTCGTGCAGTTCGGACCAGGCGTATCGATTCTATCGGCGTTGGTGCACAGCAGAGGGCGAAAAGTACCCCATGAGCAAGGCTGTGTTTGCCCGCATGGTGATGCGCCAGGCCAGCGATCGGCTGACGGTGCGCGTTGCCAAGCCCAGGAGCACCGCCACTCCGACGCGCATGTGGTGGGCGCCCCCGCCCCCCGATGGCGTGGAATTGGGTGTCGCCTCGCAGGATGCAATCGATCTCTTCGAGGCCGATCTCAAGCCGTATTTGGGTGCAGATTTCATGTCCAGAACTGGCGGTGGCGGCTATGAGTGACCACGGCAGCATGCGGTCAGTTACGGATGCATCCGTAACTCGGACCCTATCCGTAACTTGCCGTAACCCGCATGGATATTGGGCAGTTACGGCGTTACGGCAAAGACCATCAAAAGGTCCATGTGTGTGCGCGCACGCGCGCGCCTCCGCACGATTTATCCGTAACTGCCGTAACGCCGTAACTAGCCACTGTTTATGCGGGTCTCCGAGTTACGGATACATCGGTGCATCCGTAACTGCCGTAACCGAGGGGGTTTCATGAAGCTGTCGATCGAGACCAATTTCCGCGACGTCGCCCGCAAGCTGCAGACGTTGCAGAAGGACATCGCCACCAAGGCCACGGCCAGCGCGCTCAACAAGACCGTGGCCCAGGCCAAGACGCAGATGCAGCGCGAGATCACCCGCGAGTTCAACATCTCGGCGGCCGAGGTGCGCGAAAAGCTGCGCGTACGCAGGGCCACTGCACGCGGCGGCCTGGTGAGCATCGAGGCTGTGCTGGAGGCAACGGGAAGAGCCAAGGGCCGCGGCCTCAACCTGATCCGGTTCGTCGAGAAGTCGATCTCGTTCGCACAGGCCAAGAAGCGCAGCAAGGATGGGAAGCTGGGCCAGCTGCATGTGCAGATCAAGCGCACCGGTGGCAAGAAGGCGCTGGGCTCGGCGTTCATCGCCAACAAGGGCCGCACGGTGTTCGTGCGCGAGGGCAAGTCACGCCTGCCCATCAAGGCCCTGACCACCATCGATGTGCAGCAGATGTTCAACACCAAGCGCATCAACGCGGTCGTGGTCAAAGCGATCGAGGACAGGTTTCCGAAGATCTTCGACAACGAGGTGCGGTTCTACACCGATCGGTTCAACAGGGAGCAGGGGACATGAAATCAAGATATGAAGAAAAGCTCGAAGCACAGAGACTGGTAAGGGTGGGGCGGATGATGTTCGTCCGTGAGCAAATCGCCTCCGGTAAGTCGCCAAAACAACTGTCGGCTGAACTTCTTGTCTCGGTGAGCTACATCAACTATCTGCACAGATGGAGTCGCAGCGTCGCCTTGTATAGGCAGTCTCATCCTGAGGTGCCATGGCCTAAGGCGGCATGGCAGGTCGAGTCTGCAGGGCCGGCCCACCAGCCACCTGCGGCCCCACAGCCATGTCCCATGGGCGCGGCCCCGAAGTGTATGCAAAAAACCACGGGTCCTTCCCAGCCATCGACGCATACGGGTCGAAACGAGAGATCGGAAGA